TTTAAAAGAATTACCTCCAGAAGCTAAAAAGTTATGCTTTCCTTCTAATAGTTCTTTTTTAAAACTTGTTGCCATCGATTGTGTTATTGCCATTATAGTCTCCTTATAATATTTGCTAGGTCTTTATGACCTTGTTTTTCTAATTCATTACATACTGTGCAAAGATGATTTTCAATTCCTTCTTTAATATAGTATGCAATAACCATTTTTGTTCTATCTTTAAAAGCGTGAGCTTGTGCTTTGATCATAGGATCAGCTTTATCACTGATAGAAATAATCTTGTTTGTTGCCATTTCTGCAATTGTGTCTATGCTATGACCACCATTATCCGTTGTGGTAACACCTAAATTTCCTACTGTAATATCTGTTTTTAATGAAAACATATTAATATTTCTTTGGTTCTACAGGATTTAATTCTAAATCATTTCTATTAATTATGCCAACTGGCTTAGGCGTTTCTTGTATTTGAACTTCTGACAGTTTACAAACACTCATGTTTGGACCATCTTGATAAGTTATCTTCGGATCATTAAGTCTATGATAACCATATAATTTTTCTTGCATTGGTATATCCATATCAAGCAACGATGATCTAGGTGCTACTTCTATTTGTATTCCTGCATCGATACATTTAGATAACCAAAACTCAGTACATGATCTACCTGCTTCTGCAAAATGCATATTGCTTCTATATGTAAAATCAATGCCAAAAAGAGAAAGCTGTTTAACTTTGTTCCATAAAGCAAAAGCTATAGCATAAGGAATTGTGTTATTAAAATATGAGCAGCCTAAATCACTTACTATTGATTCTATTGGATAGTCAATAGCAGAAGGAACTCTGTTATCTAACTCACAAGTATAAATAGGAAAATTACATTTAGGNAAAAGCCTACGCATCATAGNTGTCATTGTTCCAGCATCTTCTGTATCTAAGAATCTACTCATTGGGTCTAAGATAAATGCTNTATCAATNTTAGGTAAAACACCTATCATTGCATTTATTGCCCATACTTCATCAAATTCTACGCTGTGTGTTTGTGATAAATGAAAGTCTATTTGACTTTGACCCATAGCTACTATTGCAATATTTTTGCCTTCTAATTCTTTAATAGGCTCATTAGACATTATGTTCTTGGTATTTTAAGAACATCATCTCTATATTGATCGGTAGTATTTTCTCCTTCTCCAAGATTTTTTAATCTTGCTATTGCTTCATTATATTTTTGATTATAAACAGTTAACATATCAGCATCACCTTTCATGTATATATAGCCTTCTAATAAACAACCATATAGCAATGCATTTGTAGCATTTAAAGATAACCATGTTGTTCCGCTATCTGCTCCAGAAGTAATAGATGTTGGCTTGTAAAAATAATGAAGTTCTACATTATAAGATGCATCAGGGGTTGGACCAACAATAAATGTTGCATCATCAAACAAAGCATAATGCTTTGGTACACTTGTTGTTGCGGAATTAGGATAAGCTTCTCTTATAAAATTAACATCTTTAAATAATAAAAATTGTTGATTGCTAGAGTTAGTTACTGACAAAGAAAAATTATCTAAAAAATCACTTGGCGTTTTAAGATATTGATTTCCTAATGTTAATTCACCAGTAACATTTTTTCTAAAATCAGGAAGTTTAACTGCTTGTAATATTCTATCTTCTGTTTGTTTAATTATATTTGGAAGATCAGAAACAAAGGTACTTTCTGTATTTTGTAAATAATTTTTTATTAAAGATTGTAATTCTGAATATGTCATTTATGTTGTAGAAACAGATAATGTTCCTATTTCTCCTGTTATATCTAAGCCAACTGTTTTTGAACCTAGTGATGTAATACCACCACCGATAGGATCAAATGCAAATAATCTTCTTGAGTCTGCTTCTCCTGTATCTACCCTAGGATCATATAATGATTGAGGGTCTATAGTAGATAGTTCATTAACATCATATTGAGGTTGATCTGGATCGTAACATTCGTAACAAACCTTTAAACCATTCTTTACTTTGTTTTGTACTTCATATCTTAAATCTTTTAATAGATATGTAAAACCACAGCGATCACATATTCCTAAAGCTTTCTTGCCTTGTGCGTACATTTAATTGTATGAATTAAAAGGAACAAATCTGACAGATGCTCTTTCTCTATCTGCATCAGCTACTTCATTCCATAGTTCATTATATCTTTGTTGTATCATTGGCACTTTTGCTAATGCTTCATTGTTCTTACAAGCTATATTGTAAGCCAATCCATAAGTTAAACATGGCAAATATCTTGTTGGTATTGCTGCATTGTTACTAGCTAGTGACCCAGTATCTTCTATTTTTTTAATATAGTAATAAACTAAGGTATATGTTTTACTTCCATCTGGAGCAGACCATAATTTAATTGAAGAATTTGCAGCTCCTTTATCTAAAAAAAATAAACTTGGTTTTCCTTTAGAAAGTTTGTTAGCAATATGTGAATACTCACTTATTGATATTCTTCTTAATGTTTGATCTGACTGATTGGTAGTATTGTCTACATCTGTTCTAATGAATGCCTCAATTACTTCAAGTACATTGCTAGATAAATCATAGCTTATAGTTCCTTCAGTTAATGTTTGTGTTCCTGTTTCAACAGAAAAAAGATTTAATCCTTTATTTTGCCATTCAAGAAATAATAAATCTAAGCCTCGTCTAGCAGTTCTATAGTCATAACCTGAACTCATTTTTAAACCACATAGCTCATAAGCTTCTTCAAGAATATCTGATAAATCTAAATTAAAAGCTGTAGTTCCACTTGTTGCCATTATTTCTTCCTATTTTTTTTTGTTCCATATGGAACTTTTTTTTTCTTTCTTCCAGCAGAGGAAATTTGTTTTTTCATATTTGATCTTGAAATAGCCATTATTTATTCCAAGAAGTTTTAGCTTTTGTTTTTGATTTCTTGCTTAACTCTCCATAGTGAAATAACTTCTGGCTAGTTTTAGTGTGTGATTTACCAGAATGCAAAGAACCATCTGACATCTTATGCATACCACCATTATGAACAGAACCATCTTTTTTATAATGTTTTACGCCTTTCATATATTTAACACTTCCATCTTCTTCTTGCTTGTCTTATTCTAGAGTTAGGATCATTTCTTGTTTTAGCTGAACTTTTTTTAAGCTGTCCTGCTGATCTTGCACAATAAGACTTTCTTCTTTTAGCAGCCTTACTTCCTTTCTTAACTTTACCTGTAACAGCAGTTTTTAACTTACTTCCGGGATTTTTTTTTCTATATGCAGCTACACCCTTCTTGGTCATACCAGCACCACTTTTGGTAGGGCGATAGTTAGCACCCTTACCTTTAGTAGTTTTGCGTATAGGATTTTCCTTTTTTCTAGGCATAAGTGTTTAACTTACTATACTTTGCCGCCAGTTTTTCTTCTAACTACATCGTTATAAGTGGGAACTTGCATACCCATAGATGGTACTTTCATACCCATATTCATCTTAACTTTTTCAATTTTTTTACCAGACTTATAGCCTGATCCTTTCATTCCAAGTTTTTTAGCTTGTTTCATTGTTTTTTTACCGGGCATTGTAATCTCCTATTTAGATTTTTTAATTTTTGTAGTTTTTTTAACAGGTGCTTTTTTAGCAGGTGTTTTTTTAACTACATCTTTTTTTGCTTTAGGTTCTTTCTTAACAGGCTGAAGCTCTGCAATCATCTTATCTGCTTCAGCTTCTTTAATAGGTCCAGCTACTAGCTCTCCACCTACTTCGCCTTTCCAAATAAGAAATGCAGGGGTTTCATGCCCATCATTAAAATAACCATTTTCTTCTTTAATATACATATAAATACCTTTATTGTTAAGCGTGAAATACTGTCATTGTTAAAAATGTTGATACAGTATATTCAATGTATATACCATCAGAGAAAACTACTCCTGCCTCTGGTATAACCACATCTCTTGTTGCGTCAGCATCACCAACAGAACTTAAACCCATAATACTTGTTCCTGAAGGAGAAGTAGTTAAAAAGTCTGTAGTTCCTGCTGTTGCTGTGCTTGTTAAATAAACACCTTTTAATCTTGATCTACCTGCAAAAATAGCATCTGCTGCTGAAGCATTAACTCCTGCTGAGACATTACCTGCTGGATTACCAACTGCTGAAATACCTGATATAGTTTTAAAAAACTTAGTACCTGTAGCTGTTCCTGCATTAGCACCTGTAATGGATTCTGTTTGAGCATCTCCATTAACATCAGTACCAGTTACAGTAAACGATTTAGCTGCATCATTCCCAGCAGAAAGAATCGTTACAATCCTTCCATGACTAAGAGCAACAGCTCCACCAGAAGCTAACGCACCACCTATAGTAAGTGCTGCGTTATTTCCAACTGAGGCTGCGACTGATATTCCATCTGCATCTAAAGCTACTGTATCAGCAGTAATAGTTACTGCTTTTACATCTGAATATGCT